GACCGCTGGCGGAAGATCCGCAACGACTACTCCAGCCTTGAGCCGAGCGCCGGCGGCTTCCTCGTGCCGGAGCGGCTGCGGTCGGAGCTACTGCGGGTGGCGCTCGAGTCGTCCATCGTGCGTGCGCGCGCGCGCGTCATCCCTATGGATTCCTCGCGTGTCCCGTTCCCGACCATCGACAGCACGTCGAACGCCTCCAGCGTCTTTGGCGGCGTCGTGGGAAGCTGGACTGAGGAGGGCGCGGAGCTGAGTGAGTCGGAGGCGAAGTTCGGCCGCGTGGTCCTGCAGGCGGCCAAGCTGGCCTGCCGCTGCGACGTTCCGAACGAGCTGCTCCAGGATTCCATCATCTCGTTCGCCGCCTTCATTGACAGCATCCTGCCGACCGCCATCTCCTGGTTCGAGGACGTTGCTTTCATCGGTGGCTCGGGCGTCGGCCAGCCGCTCGGCGTGATGAACTCGCCGGCGCTCGTCTCGGTGGCGAAGGAGACGGGGCAGGCGGCGGACAGCATCGTCTGGGAGAACATCGTCAAGATGTACTCGCGGATGCTGCCGGCCTCGCTCGGCAACGGCGTCTGGGTGGCGAACATCGACACCTTCGCGCAACTGGCGCTGATGAGCCTCTCGGTTGGCACCGGCGGCTCGGCCATCTGGCTGAACAACGGCGTCCAGGGTCCGCCCATGACGATCCTCGGCCGGCCGGTCCTCTTCACGGAGAAGATGGAGACGCTCGGCGGAGGCGGCTCGGGCAAGGACATCGCGTTCATCGACTTCGGCTACTACCTGATCGGCGACCGCATGGAAATGCGGGCCGAGTCGAGCATCCACGCCCAGTTCGTGAACGATCGTACCGTCTACCGCATCATCGAGCGGGTCGACGGACGGGGCTGGCTGCAGTCGGCGATCACGCCGCGCAAGGGCACGAACACGCTGAGCCCGTTCGTGACGCTGGACGAGCGCGCCTAACCGAAGTAAGCCAGCCGGAGGCGGGCAATCAACCCCCCGCCTCCGGCCCATTCACCGCAGCGCAATCAACCCCGCTGTGGCGAGAGGCGAAAGGAGTAAGCGCACATGGTTACGACAGCACGAGGGCTCGGCAAGGACTTCGACGTTTGCCACGCGATCGCGCCGGTCGACTTGGAGACTGCTGCGAACACAGGAGCCCGGCTGCACCTCAAGAACTACGCCGGCGTCACGATCGTCATCTATGCCGGCGCCGGTACGGCCAACGACGACCTGCAGTGCGACGTGCAGGAGCATAATGCGGCGACCGGCGGCACATCGCAGGACCTGGATGTCGTCACGAGCTACTACCACAAGCAGGAGACGACGCTCGACGGGGACGAGGCGTGGTCGAAGACGACGCAGGCGGCGGCCTCCGAGATTACGGACGCCGGTGGTGCCGGCACCTCGGCGGAGCAGCAGAACCTCGTCGTCATCGAGGTCAGCGCGGACCAGCTCTCGGACGACTTCGAGTGGATCAGCGTCAACATCCCCGATCTCGGCGCGGCCGGCGCCAAGCTGGGTTGCGCGCTCTACATCCCGTGGGGCCTGAAGTCGCAGCGCGCGCCGGAGAACCTGCCGCAGCCGAACGCGTAGGAGTGATGCCGCATGCCGAGCATCGAATTGGTACGGGCTGACCTGCAACGCCTCTACACGCGGATCGTGAATCGGTTCGGTTCGGAATCCGAGCAGATGCAGCTGCTCGAAGCGGCGATCCGGGATCTGAAGGAACTGTCGCCAGCGCCGCTCGCTGCACCGGCCGCGCCTGCCACGTCTGCGGTGCCTGCGGCTGATGAGACAGGCGCAGAAACGGCTGCGGAGGAATCCGAGAGCAATCCTAGCGATGCTGGCGAAAAGGAAGAGCAGCAGCCAACTCGCGGCCGCGCGGCTGTCGGCCAGGGGCGCAGATCGCCACGGACATAATCGCCGCCGCAGGGCGGAGCTCGAAAGGAGCGATTAGGCAATGACCGTGCACAGTCGTTACATCCGGGGCGCACTAGCGTTTTGGGATACCCACCGTAACCGGCTGCTCGACGCCATCGGCCCCGATGTCGTGAAGTGGGAACTCGAGGCGAAGGACGCGCAAGACACGGGCGGGACGGGCACGCAGCCGAGCGGCTACGTCACCACGCTTGTGGAGGCTGGCGTCGGCGGCGATTCCGATGTCGAGGCATCCGACGAGGTCGGCATAAAGTGGGAGATCATTACCGACAATGCCGACAACGACGGCGTCAATATTCAGCTGAACGGCGAGGCCTTCCGGCTGAGCGGCCGCGACGTCTACTTCGGCATCGCGCTCAAGATCGATGAGGCGACGCAGGACGACTTCCTGGTCGGCCTGGCGATCAGCGACACTGACGCACTGGGCGGCCTGACCGACGGCGTCTACTTCGAGAAGCTGGACGGCGGGACGGGCATCAGCACCGTCACCGAGAAGGACTCGACGGAGACCCAGAGCGACAATGAGGGCACGCTCGCCGCGAACACGCTCGTGACGCTCGAGTTCTACTTTGATGGCACGTCGGTCTACTTCTACGTCAACGGCGTCGAGGTGGGCCGCGTCACCACCAACATCCCGGATGACGAGGAGCTGACGCCGACCATCCACTTCCTGACCGGCGAGGCCGTGGCGCACCGGATGAAGGTCGCCTGGGCGCGGGCCATCCAGATCGGATAACGGCGCGCCATGACCGTCGCCAAGGTCGCCGCCATCCGCCGCTACATCGGCCTCTCGTCCGACACGAAACCGGCGCCTGGGGCGGGCAGCACGTTCTACGAGACGGACACCGGCCTGGTGTACGTGCGGGGGGACTCGGCCTGGCACTTGATCGGTAGGGAGTTGCCCGCATGACGGTTGCGCTCATCACCAGCATCGAGCGGTTCGTGGGGCTCTCGACCGATACGAAGCCCACCGGACCGCGCGCGGGCTCGTTGTTCTACGAGACGGATACCGGCGCCCAGTATCTCTACGATGGCGCGGCCTGGCAGCTCTACCTCGTAGGTGGCCCCTTCCGCGCCTCCAAGACGATCGCGTTCACGGGCGCAGCGAATCTCGGCGCCATCGGCAACGTGCCGCTCTTCACGGTGACGGGCGAGGTGCTCATCGTCTCTGTCGTCCCATTCTGCACTGAGGATCTCGCGGGCGCCACCGCCACTCTGGCGCTGGGCGTGACGGGCAGCACGGCGCTCTTCATCGCCGCGACGACCGCCACAGACATCGATCTCGGCGACTTTTGGGTGGACACGGTGCCGGACCCCAACGGCGTCGCGCTGCCGGCCGCCGTCAAAGACATTGCCATCACGGACAACATCGTCGGGACGGTCGCGGTGGCCGCGATCACGGACGGGACGATCCGGCTGGACTGCTACTGGCGGCCGTTGAGCGCGAATGGGCTGGTGGTGCCGGCATGAGCAACCAGCAGCTCCTCGACATCATCAAGGACGAACGCAAGCAGGCGGAGGACGAGCGGCGCAAGCCGCTGCTCGAATGCCCGTACGACGGCTCCCCGCTCAAGCTGCGCGACGGCGTCTACAACTGCCCGATGGGGAACTACCGGACGAGGAGAACGACCAGAGACCCGGCGCAGTAGCATCGAGCACCGCGCACAAACCGCTCCCGCTGACGCCTATGCGGGTAGGAGAGGTAGATGCCCTGGAACAAAGGTCTAACAAAGGCCGATCCGCGTGTGGCAGCCGCAGAGGATCGGCGGCGCGCCAACCGAGTTTATGACAGTCCCTACAAAGAATCAGGGAAGGCAGCGCGCCAGCGTCGGCATGCTACTCGGCTTCGCGAACGCGATCCCCTCGGCCTTGTAGCTAGAGAAAAGCGAGCTAGATGCCTCGCGAAACGGCTGGGCAATTACGCGGAGCATGTTGACTATCGCCTAATCGTTGAACGAGACGATTGGGTATGCGTCATTTGCGGGCTTCTGGTGGTCGCTGATGATCTTTCATTTGATCATCTGATTCCGCTGAGTAGAGGCGGTGAGCACACCCATGAAAACATAGCTGTCGTACACGCAGTCTGCAATTCAAGCAAGGGGGATCGCATCGATGCCAGCCGCGATCGGTGATGCCTACGCAACAGCCGCGACCTACCGCGGCATCGCCGACAAGGACTCGACGGCCGAAGACACGGAGATCGACGCCGATCTGCTCGCCGTCAGCCGCTACCTGACGCGCAAGCTCGGCCAGTTCTTTACCAAGGATGCCAGCGCCGTCGCCCGTCTCTATCGGGGCAGCGGTACGCCGCGCCTCTACCTCACCGATCACGAGCACGTCCCGGGCCTCTCCACGCTGACCGGCCTTATCGTGAAGGTCGACCTGAACGCCGACTACGACGTGACGGATTCGGGCGAAACGCTCACCATCGACACCCACTTCTGGGCGGGACCGGCCGACGCGGACAAAGGCGCGGAGGCGCGTCCATGGCGTTACCTGGACCTGAAGCCGGGCAACAGCGTGGTGGGCATCTGGCCGCGGCAGGAGCGGGCAGTCGAGGTGACGGCCGTGTTCGGCTGGCCGGCCGTGCCGAAGGCGATCGAGCTCGCGACGTGCCACCTGACGGCACTGCTCCGGCTGGAGACGCCGCGCTCGGTGACGAGCCGGAGCGACGTCGGCGAGATCCTCGGCGCGTCGCGTGAGGCGCAGGGCATCGTGAACGAGCTGATGCTCAGTTACAGGAGCCTACCGACATTCTGAAGATGACGATCAACCTGAAGGGGCTGAAGGAGCTGCGCGCGAAGCTGCAGCGGCACGCGCTCGTGCTGCCGATAGCCGCCGAGGCGATCGAGGAGCTGACGCGCTTCGGCCAGGAACAGGCGCAGGGCAACGCGCCGCGCGACCTGGGCGGGCTGCAGCAGGACATCGCGATGGAGGTCGCGCCGCTGCAGGGGCGCGTCCACATAGTCGGCTCATCGCGCGGCCTGAAGGCGCTGGTGGTGGAGCGCGGCCGCGGCCCGGGCAAGAAGATGCCGCCGGCCTCCGCGCTGGCGCCCTGGGCGGCGCGGCATGGCATCGCGGCCGAGCCGCGCATGTTGTTCGTCATCGCCCGCGCGATAGGGCGGCGCGGCATCAGGGGTCGCTTCTATATGCGCCGGGCGCGCACGGCCGTGCGCCGGAAGATGCGGGACGAAGTGCTCCCCAAGATGGCCCGTCAGGCCGAAGCGCTCTGGGGGCGGTGAGGCGCTGGCATGGGCACCTGGATAGAGATCAGGGACGGGATGAAGACGCGGCTGGCGACGATCAGCGGGTTGGTCGCGCACGACACGATGCCGAAGACGGTCCCGGACAAGGACGTCGCGATCGTGCTCTACGGCGAACCGCTCGTCGCACCGGCCGGACACGGCACGCTCGTCGCGGTGGGCGTGCGCGTCGTGGTGCGCGTGTCGCGCGGCGACCTCAAAGACGCCCAGGAGGCGATCGACGCCTACCTCTGGCCCACGGGCGCCAAAAGCATCGTCGCCGCCGTCGCCGGCGACCGCACGCTCGGCGGCAAGGTCCAAGAGACGCAGTGGCGGGAGACAGGCGCGATCGGCACGACCGAGGACGGGAGCATGCAGGGCGAGGTCTCGTTCAGATGCACGGTGACGGCGTAGGCATAGGCGGTTAGGCCGCCGGGAGGCGAACAATGGCCAAGTGGCCGGCGACGAAGCAGGAATGGATCGAGGCGGGCTATCAGGTCGCGGTCGTCGTGAAGGATGCCACGACCTACGGCGACTTCCACCGGATGGACGCCGACGACTGGCGCCTCGAGGGCGCGCACATCATCCCGATCGACACGGCCGAGGGCGCGCTGGAGGCGCACAAGGAGCGCGGAGGCGCTGCGCCGTGTCGGTCCTGCTTCCCGGGCGGCGCCATCGCGGGAGGCCGTGCGCCCGCCGCACCGGCCGGCGCCACGCCGAAGGGAAGGAAAGATGGCGATGGCTAGCGTTCCTGACAGCATCCGCAAGCACCCGAAGCACCAGCTCTCACCCGACGGCGGGATGCCGGCTCAGCGCGGCGTGACGGCCAGCGCCGACGGCAAATGGGACACGCGGGAGGTCGTCCACGCGCGCCAGCCCTTCACGGTGCTGGAGCCGCTCGACCTCGACGGCGAGCGGCTGAACCTCGGTGCCGGCTGGGACCCGACGGAGGGCTACCTGCGCCTCGACCGCGCGGCCGCCGGCAACCCCGATGTCGTCGCCGAGGTGCCGCCCATCCCGCTCGAGGACGGCCGCTTCGTCGAGGTGAGGGCGTTCCATGTCCTGGAGCACGTCCCGCGCGAGAAGCTCGTCGAGCTGATGAACGAGTGCTGGCGGGTGCTGCAGATGGGCGGCTACATGGAGATCGAGGTGCCCGTCTTCCCGTCCGACGCCGCGATGGCCGACCCAACTCACATCAGCTTCTTCGTCCCGGCGACGTTTGATTATTTCATCCGCGGTGGCCAGTTCGACGGCGAGCGCCGGCTCTATGGCCTCCGTCCGTGGGAGCTGACGGACCGCGTGCGCGACCCCATGAAGACCTTCCTCCGCGTGCGGCTGCGCAAGGTGGCGGAGGAGCCGCTGGAGGCGGCGGCGCCAGCGGCGAACGGCGATCAGCCCGTCGCCATCGCGAACGTATCGGCCGGCATGCAGCCGGACGGCTTCCACGCCATCAGCACGGCCGAGCCGCTGGCCCGCTTCTTCGCCTGCTGCGGTTCGCCGCGGAACAGAGGGCACCTGACGTCCTGCCCGGAGCTGAGAGCATGAAGATCCTCGTCGTCGCCTCGCCGCATGCCGTCGCGACGCGCGATGTCTATCTGGGGCACCTGCGCGGCCTGCGCGCGGTGCTCGGCGAGGAGAACGTCTTCTCCTACGACATCATCAAGCGCTTCAACCTCTTTACCCACTTCACCGAATGGCTCGAGGAGAAGGTGGGGGAGGTGCCGCGGTCGTTTGCCGCCAACATCCTCGCGGCGGAGCCCGTGTTCGGCGCGGCCCACCTCTACGAAGCGGACGTCGTCTACCTCATCTCGCCGATGTACTTCCCGATGACGCTCGTGCAGATGCTGCGCAAGGACGGCTTCCAGGTCTGGTCCTACTTCACCGAGTGCCCGTACGAAGACGAGTTCTGGGCGCGGGTCCAGGCCCCGCTGATGGACGTCTGCTTCGTCAGCGATAAGATGTCGGTCGCCCGCTACCGGATGTTCAACGATCGCACCTACTACCTGCCGCACTGCTACGACCCGGCGGTCCACTACCCGGCGGCGCCGGCGCGGGCGGCCGCCGCCCGCGACAACGGCCACCGGCATGTCTCGTTCATCGGGACGGGGTTTCCCGGCCGGCGCCAGTTCCTGGAGGCGATCGACTGGAGCGGCATCGACCTCCGCCTCTACGGCAACTGGTGGGAGGTGGACGAGGCATCGCCGCTCCATCCCTACGTGCGGCACCGGCTGGTGGAGAACCAGACGACGGCTCAGCTCTATCGCGGTTCCTCCGTCGGCATCTCGATGCACCGGACGGAGCGGTTCTACCGGACGGGCGGCCGCATCGATCCGAACGAGGCGTACTCGATCGGGCCGAGAGCATACGAGCTGGCCGCCTGCGGGCTATTCCAGGTGAGCGATCCGCGCGCCGAGCTGCTCGACGTGTTCGGCGACAGCGTGCCGATCTTCCGCAACCCACAGGAGCTGGAGGAGGTGATCCGTGGATGCCTGAGTGACGACGACTACAGGACGGCGATGGCTGACGCGCAGCGCCAAGCTGTGCAGGGCCACACCGTCGAGGCGCGAGCGCGACAACTGATTGAGCTCGCGGCTTAGAAAGAGAGGTGTATTACGGCTACCATAGTTGGCACCCGAGCGATGGTCTACTGGGGTTCGACGGCCTCCCCGTCGCGGATCGCCGAGACCAGGAACATCACGCTCGACCTCGGCTCGGAGTTCGTGGACGACACGGTCCATCTCGACACGAACCGGACGTTCAAACCGACGTTCAAGACGGCGAACATCGGCATCACCGGGCTGTACGACAACGCCGTCTTCACGGTGATGGACGACGCGCTCTCGCAGGTCGAGGGCTGGTTCTACGTGTACCCGGACAGCGCGAACGCCGGCTCCTACTTCTACGGCCGCGGCTTCGTCTCGGTGGATGAGATCGGCCTGCCGTTCGACGACATGTCGAACCTCAACTGGTCGATCCGCCCGAGCGGCGTCGTCACGTTCCGGCACTCGTAGCCGGGGCGGGTCAGGAGGGAACTGGACTTGGGGCGCCACCTTGCCGAACTGGCCCACGGCGTCAGGATGCACGGCCCGGTCGCGGAGGTGCGCCTCTACGGGTGCAAGGCCGGCCTGCTCTACTCCTGGCGCTTCGCGGGCTGGAAGCGGGAGTGGCGCATCGAAGCGGACGGCTACCGGCTCGACCCGCTGCTTTTCCGGAACGGCGCGAAGGAGCTGCACATCGTCCTGACGATGGGGCCGCAGGAGCTCCGGCTCAAGGGGCACATCTGGACTGAGTTCACCGCAGACGGCCGGCGCCACAGCGCCATCGTCATCAAGGGAGGAGACGCGACATGGCACGAACAGCGGGCGGCGCCCGCAACGGCACCAAGCAACGCGAGCAGCGCGACCACCGCCTGAACAAAGACGAACTCTTTCAACGCCTCGCGCAGCGTGAGGAGGACTATCAGCTGCCAGCCGAGGGCGGCGGCGGCACGATCCGCATCCGCGGCCTGAACGTCCAGGAGGGCGCGCCGTTCGTCGCGATGCTGAGCGCGGAGGGCGACCCCGGGGACCGGTTGAAGCGGCTGTGCCTGCTCGGCGTGATCGACCCGCCGTTGACGCTGGAGGACCTGGAGCGGCTCAACGACGGCGCGCTCGACATCGTGAGCGGCATCGCGTCGGCCATCATGCGCCTCTCCGGCCTCACCGTTGGAGCGGCGGAGGATTTTTCCGAGAGCACGAAGGAGCCGAAGTTATCTACCTCTACTGTGCGGAAACCCTCCACCGGCTCCCCGCAGAGGTAGATGCGCCGATGGCCGAGCTGCTGCTCGCGATCGAGGCGTCGGTACGTCAGCGCAAGCGCGAGACGGCGCAGATGAAGGGCGGCGCGGCCGGCGGCGACGGTGCCAGCGGCGGTGGAACGCCCCACGCTGCCCGGCACAGGGCGAGGCGCTAGGACGCGATGCGCATGATCACGGCGTCGCCTCGAGCTCGTCCAGGAGCTCCTCAAGGCCGGGGATGGCGTTCGGCTTGGGGGGAGCGACTTCGGCCAGCAGGCGCAGCGCGCCGGCGATTCGCAGTTCGTACACAGCCGCGCAGGCTGGCGCGAGCAATGCCCAATCGGCGGGCAGCTCCGGATACTGCTGAAACTCGACCTCTCCGTCGCGGCACAGCTGGACAGCTTCGTACCACGAACCGTCCGTCAGCCGGTTTCTCAACATCTGGGCAAGTACCTCTCCTGAAGGCGTCTGGACGCGAGCATCCTCTGCATCCTGTGAGATACAGCCCAGCGCGACCAGACCGAATAGACCGAGGACGAGCGACACGGCGATGAGGCGGATCATAGGAAGCGCATTATAACATGGCAAGTCAAGCCGAGCTCCAGCTCATCATCCAGGCGCTCGATCGCGCCTCGCGCGATATCCAGCGCATCGGCGGCGGTCTGGAGGGCCTCCGGCAGAAGACGGTGGCGGCTACCCGCGGCGCGGACGCCTTCAACCGCGCGTCCGCGCGCAGCGCCGCCGCGCTCGGCCTGATCAACCCGCAGGCGGCGACGGCGACGGCCCAGATCGCCGCCCTCACGAACGTGACGGGCGCGGCCACGGTCGCGCTCGGTGGACTCGCCCTCGCGGGCATCGGCATCACTGCGGGCCTGTTCGCCTCCGGCCGAGCTGCCATCTCCTTCGAGAAATCGTTCGCCGGCATCAAGAAGACGGTCGAGGCGACGGAGGCGGAGTTCGCCCAGCTGGCGAAGGCGAACCGCGCGCTCGCGATCGAGCTGGCCACCACGACCAGCACGGTCAACGAGGTGGGGCAGGCCGCCGGGTCGCTCGGCATCACCGGCGTCCAGAACATCGCGCGCTTTGAGAAGATTATCCTGCAGCTGGTCGGCGCCTCGGACGACCTGACGGCATCACAGGCGGCGTTCGACTTCGGCGGCCTGCGGGCGGTGCTCAAGCTCACCATCGATGACATCGATCGTCTGACCAGCGTGGTGGTTGATCTGGGCAACAAGTTCGTGACGACCGAGGGCGAGATCACCAAGTTCCTGACCAACATTGCCGGCGCCGGCGCCGTCCTGAAGATTCCGTCTCAGGATTTGGCTGCCATCGCCGCCGCGCTCGCCTCGGTGCGCGCCGAGGCGGAGGCGGGCGGCACGGCGGCGCAGCGTGTGCTGCTGGCGCTCCAGCAGGCGGCCGTGACGGGCGGCGATGAGCTGCGCGTATTCAGCGCCGTGCTGGGCGTGACGACCGATGAGTTCAAGTCCTTGATCCGCGAAGACCCGACGGAGGCGTTCGTGCGGTTCGTGGAGGGCCTGCAGGCCGCGGGCGAAGACGCCATCCGGGTGCTCGACGCCCTCGGCCTCTCCGATGTCCGCCTAACCCGCGAGTTCCTCAAACTGGCGTCCGCCGTCGGCGGGCCGCAGGGCCTCCGCGCCATTCTCGAAGAGGCGAACGCGGAGGTGGAGCGTGGGACGGCGCGCCAGGAGGAGTTCGACAAGCGGATGAGCACGACGTCCGCGCAGATCGCGCGGGCGAAGGCGCGTCTCAATGAGCTGGGCATCACGGTCGGGACGGTGCTGCTCCCCGCCATCTCGAAGGCCGCCCAGGGGCTGGGGCTGGCCGCCGAGGCGGCGGCCAAGCTCCTCGGCGCGCTCGACTTGGGCAACCGGCTCGATCTGGTCGTGCTCGGGCTGCTCCACATCGTCACCGTCTTCACGGGCCCGCTTGGCCTCATCGCTTCGATCACCTTCCTCGCCTTCCGTTGGGAGGCGGTGTTCAAGCAGCTCCCCGGCCCCGTGCAGAGCGCGGCGATCGCCATCGCCAACATTTTCGACGGCCTGGTCGGCGGCATCTTCGACGCGATCAACGCGATCGCCGCCGGCATCGCCGGCCTCGCGGGCAAGATCGGCGGCGCCATCGGCAGGATTCCCGGCGCGGGCAAGATCCCCGGCGTGAGGGCGGCGCAGGAGCTGGTGGCCGCGCTGAGCGGCCTGTCGCTCGACCTGGAGGCGCCCGACATCAGCCGCCAACTACGGCTGCTCGCCCCGATCCATCGCCGCGGCGGCGCGGGCACACCGGAGGAGCTGCGCGCCGCGCTCGGCCAGGGCGGGGCGCCGCAGGGCGGCCTGCCCAGCACGGGCATCGAGGGGCTGGATGCGCTGCTCAACGAGCTGGAGGGGAGCGGCGGCAAGGCGGCGAAGGAGATCGACATCCTCTCCGATGGCATCATCGACCTCGCCGAGGCGACTGCGCACGGCATCACCGTTCACCAGGCCGCCTTCCTCGAGCTGCTGATCGAACTGGAGGAGCTGGCCAACCGTGCCTTCCGCGCGCAGGTGGACCTCGACAAGGCGAGCCAGCGGCTCGCGAGCGCGACCTACATCCGGCAGCGGGCGCTGGTCGAGCTGGCGGAGGCGGAGGCGGCGGCGGTCAACCGCACGGCCGAACTGCGCGTCGAGCTGGCCAAGCTCTTCATCCTGTTCGCCGACGCGGGCACCACGACGCGCGCCGGTGCCCGGCTGTTGCTGGAGGCGGAGGTGGCGTTCGCGCAGACGACGTTCGAGACGCGCTCTGAGCTCGCCGCGCTCAACGTGCTGATCGGCCGCGCCGGCCTGAGCGGCCAGGCGGGGACGCTCCG